TGAACGTACAGCTACTTCAGGGCTATTAAGATAGTTTTCTAATACTTCATTTAAGTCTGACTCTTGTTTAGCTACAAACTTAAAACAAGCATCATGTACAGCTAGATAACGCAATACTTCTGGTTTATAACGTTTATCAGCAGGATCTCCGTTACTTGATAGTTTAGGCGAAGTAGTATATGTTACATGTACGCCAATACGAGACCATTCTTCATCCGGCATAATAGTGCCGTTAGTTTCAAAGTCTACATGCAATGTAGGCCTACCAATATCTTCCATTGTTAATGTTCTGCTGTAGTTTTTAAAACCCCAACGATCTCTAATAAACTTAACAAATAGTAATAAGTTCTTTTGCTGAATAAAAGGTTCACCACCAGTTAACTTAAGTAATGCACCTTCTTTTAAACGTTCATGATAATCGTTTTTCTCAAAGAGTTGTGCAACCTCTTCAAATGTCATTTTGTTTTTCTTAGACCAGCTAATATAGCTATCACAACCGTTCGGTGAGTCTTCACTCTTAAAACCGATACATGTTAAGTTACACATAGCCATTCTCATAAACACTGAAGGATGACCGATATAACGGCCCTCTCCTTCTAGCGTATAGAACACAAAATCGTCTGAAATAAATAAAGTTGTATTAGGGTCAATATTAGACATAGAGGTATTATATTATATGTTATTAGCTTTTCCACCCACTTTGAGGTATAGTTTCAAATATAGCACTATTGCCTTCATGTTCCCAAACTTCTACTTTTTCACACCAGCATCTTCCGTTAGTTAAGTCTTTAACGTGTTCGTTTGCTAGTTTATGACATAGTTCAGCAAACCTTTCAATACCTACTCCGTCTTCAAGAATTACTAGTTCAATCATCTTACGTTCTTCTAGTTGTTTAAACATATCTAAGTCAGGGTCTTTAGCCCAAACCACTGTTTTATGGTCGAAATATTCTTCTAGAGCAGTTTTAAGTTGCTTAAGACCGCCGAAATCAACAACCCAGTTGTTGTTATCTAATGTATCACAAGAGAACCAAAACTTGGCCTGTAAACGATAGCCATGAATAAAATGACAATGGCTTTGAGCGTAGGGCTGTCTGAAAGCAGCCGAACCCAACGGAATGACTTTAGTTGATGTAAATTTACCCATACCCTATGGTAGAGGTATTTAAAATAATATCAACTTAAATTAAGTCTTTTGTGTGTTTTTCAATCCAACCTTCTAGTATACTAGGCTTTATATCGGGCGGGGTAGATATAACAGCATTGCTTTCTTCGTTAGAGTTAAACAAATACCGTTGTATGTCTTTTTTCTCCGCAATACTATCCAATCTAACATGTAAAGCAGCTCTTTTATTCTTTACTACTGTGTTGCCAAGTAAAGCAATATCTATACAGTTTAACTTAATAAAAACACCAGAATCTTCATAGTTTGCCAATATATCAATAAACTCTCTTTTGTTAGCATCCGATCTAAAAAACAAAAATATGGGTACATCATCACTGCTATACTTTTTGTTTTTGTATTTTACTATCATACATTTATTTATATTGATAGTAAATATTGATATGGCTGCAACAGGAAAAAGTTTAAAAAAGGAATTTATCGTGCCAAATACTACCCCTCCTCCACCCCCACCTACGTTCGCTCAGCACTATATACATAACAGCCGGTTTCAAGTTACCCCTGATTTTATTAATTACATAAAAAGTGTAGAGAACGGTATAAAAGCAGGCTTTAAGCACGGTTTATGGCATCCGCACAAGAGTGTAGAGGGTGGTGCAGATACTATTGCATATGGCCACAAGTTACAGCCTGGTGAGAACTTTTCTCGTGGTATTACAGATGTACAGGCTACTGAAATGTTGAAAAAAGACATACAAACTGCTGCTACCAGGGCAAAACAAATAACAGACTTTAGATTCGGGCCTGGTGCATTTGATCGTCTTGACAACAGCAAAAAAGAAATGCTAACAGACTTTGCCTTTAATGGTGTATTAGGAAAGTTTCCTAGATTTTTAGATGGTGTAGTTACCGGAAATGATAAAGAAGTTAAAGCTCAATACATACGACATGTAAACGGCAAAGAAATGACCGGTCGTAACCAAGCTTTTGCTAACAGATACTTAAAGCCTTAAGCTTTACCCTGTAGTTTACCAAGCACCGCCATAATACCAGCATCTTTATTTTGCTGTGTAACTGGTGTGGTAAGTACTTTAGCATCTTCATCGCTTATTAGGTTAGGGTTGTCTCTAACTGTCATAATAGCGTTTTTAGCCATATCTAATAAAGTAGTCTCCCAGTTTGTTGTCTCCTGAGAAGTTTGTGGCACTTGTTCAGGTTGACCTCCTAACGGCTGAGGTGGTTGTCCAGTTTGATTTAAACCAGCAGCAGGCGTAGTAGGTTGCTGTTCTGGAGTAGCAGCTACAGGAGGTACTGGTGCTTCTAATAAAGTACGAAATATACTATCTGCTATTGCGTCAAATTTTTTCATATTAAACAGCTGGTGTTACACCTGAAGAAACACTTGGTGTACTACCTTGAGTGCCACCAGCTGTACCTTTACTTTTCACAACTAAATCTGCTAAAGCTTTTGATGCTGTTGCTGTATCCCCGGATTGTAATGCTTTAAGAAAAGCTGGATCGTTATAAACAGCGTGTATGCCTTGAAGTGTATTACTTGCCGCAGCTGCAGTTGCTGCTTGTGCTGCGTCTACAGATTTTTTTGCAACGTCTGATTGCTGATCAGGTGCTATTACATCTGTCAGTCCTTCATCAATAGTAATTTGATTTAATAACGTTAAAAACTTACTTTTTGGCTTCATTTCAATATATTTACGACTTTTTTGTATATTTGCACTTGATTTTATTTGGCAATAAAGTAATATAAAGTGTCGTCGGTTTAAGGAGTATACCACATATAATAGTATTATATGTATTAATAATAGGGACTCAGGAGCAAAGCTCCTTCGTCTCAGTCTTGCAGACCTTTTTAACAAGTTCGCTGCGCTCACTATATATTATATAATTAGAGCGAGAAATCCAGCTCATGGTTTGAATACGGATGCTAAGTTTTCTATGCCAAATTTCGTGCAAAACCGTTTGATTTTGTTAAAACTATACTTGCTATAATCAATAGAATAGCGAAACTCTTTGAGCTCGGTAGTTACTTCTGTGTATTCCGCAGTATTTTTGTCAACTAATGCTGTTTTATATGGTTTACTGGTAATATAAAGTAGTATTGGGAAACACTTCTTTACCTCTTTTATAAACGGTAATATATCCATATTACACGTTGTTTTATTAATCCAGTATATAGTGTTCTTTTTATCTTCTAAGCTAGAATATTCGGTAAAAAGAGTGTGAAGAGTAAAATAATGTATAAGCTTGAGATAATCCTGCCGAGGTAAACTGTCATATGTTTGTATATTAAGTTTGCGTAGTTCCTTCTGAAAGGAGCTTAGAATCTGACTTTCCGTCTCTTGAAAGTTTTTCAGATACAGGTTGTACTTTAACGGGTAAGGTTTCACCGAATAATAAGATAGGCTCTTTATTGCTTTGTGCAAGCTTTTTTAGCAAAGCATCTGGTGCTCTACCAATACGGCAGTTTATAATGCCGTTATAATAACCACCTTTAAGTAACACATCATGATCAAACTGTATTTTAGCTTCATAATAAGCTAACTCAAACTTACTGTCACAAAAACGTAGTATTTCAAACTTAAATTTGTCTTTACCAATCTTCTTTATATCTTCATTAACATCATTAGAGGATGAAGTATAAGTCTTCCAATCTGTCTCTACGTCAAAGTGTCTTTTGTTTTTTCTTCCTTTGAGAGGCTTAAGTTTTTTAACGCTTTTAATCTGCTTTTTACCGAAATAGACCTTACCACTGACCAGGTTTGTAATACGATAAATAAAACCGTAAGGCAAAATATCGTTGTTGAAAGTTTCATTTGTTGTCCAATGGCCTATGTCCATGCATCCTACTTACATCCCTTTTGGAAATGTTCTACGTTGTAATGGAAGTAACGGTTGAGGCTCACCATTCATTTTTTTCTTTTTGTCCTTTTTAGGTTTTTTACTACCAGTACCCCATATATTTCTTGCATCTCCTGGTGCATAAAAATCACTTGATTGTCCTGTTACAGGAGCATGAGCCTGGTCTGCACCAAAAGCACTACCAGTTGTCATGTCTTCTAAAAGCTTAGTATACAAAATATTAAAGTTTTTCACGTAGATTTATTAATTTTATAATATATACTTAGTAAGATTTATGGACTTACTCAATATAGATAAAATTATTAGTGACTTTCAATCTGAACTTACTAATGATATTAAAATGGATGAACTATCCATTAAAGAAAAAGCTATGTTAGCACCTACTACTAAACATAAGTGGGTTGCAAAAACAATGCAATACAAGAGTGCACTACTCAAGTTAGAATATACCAAGAAGCAAAAGATTAAAACTAAAGCATTTAACTCTCCTGTAGTACTGTCAAAAACGGCTCAAGAACAAGCTATAGCAGGGGATGATGAGATTGTTTCTATTAATGCTTGTATTGATCAAGTGAAGATAATCTTAGAGTACCTTGAAAAAATAGAAAAACTAACCAGCTCGTTAACGTACGACTATAAAAACGTAATAGATTTACAAAAACTTGAGACAACATAATGGTAGTTGAGTTCCAATATGACCCAAAGCGTAAGGAAGTAAAAATCGTTTCAGAATATCTTCCTAATATAAAAGAGCACTTCAGTGTTAAGAACCCGGGTGCTCGTTTTAATCGTTTTGCTAGGTTCATTCCTCAGCGCATATATGCTATTACACCTGCAGGGTATTGTGGTATTGGTTTAGTACCTGGTATTATAGAGTTTTTAAACAATCAGAACATACCGTTTGAGATTAAAGTTAATCAAGAATATAAAGACATCGTACAAAAGACTCATATACTCGACCCTGATAGGTTTAAAACATTAAGTAGTGAATTTAAACTTAGAGACTACCAAGAAACAGCAGTTAGTAAAGCACTAGACAATGGTTACGGAGTTGTAGAGTTAGCAACAGGTGGTGGTAAAACTTTAATCATTGCTAACTTGGTATATGCTGCATTACATCAAATAGAACCTACTGAAAAAATATTAATAGTAGTTCCAGACTTAGGTTTAGTGTCTCAAACTCATAAAGACTTTACTTCTTATAACTTTCCTATGGAAATAGTAAGTAAGTGGACCGGCAATACTGAAATAGACCCTAATGCTCGGGTTATTATTGCTAATATGGGTATATTACAGAGTAAGAACTCAGATATTAGTTGGTTTAGTAAAGTAGGTTTATTAGTTGTAGATGAATGTCATAAACTACGTAGAGGTAATAAGGTTTGCAAACTACTTGACAAAGTACCTACATTAAGACGTATTGGTTTTACAGGTACGTTACCAGAAAATAATATCGATACATGGAATATTAACAACTTTATTGGTCCGGTTGTATTTAAAAAGACAACTACGGAGTTAAGAGAAGCTGCTGGTGGGGAGTATATTGCTAATGCACAATGCTTAGCTATTAAACTTAATTACGACTTTAAACCAGATTATACAGCTGTATCTTCTGCACAAAGATACTTGCTAGAACTAGATTATATACATAACAATAAGTTTAGAAACAAAGTAATCAGACAACTAGCTCATAACTTTAAAAACAACTGTCTTATTCTTATAGATCATATAGCTCATGGAGACAATCTCTATAAAGAGCTATCTACTTTAACGGATAAACAGGTATACTTTATACAGGGTAGCGTAGAGGTGGAAGAACGCCGCAGAGTACAAGAAATCATGGAACAACATAATAATGTTGTGTGTATTGCCATTAGTAAGATATTTTCTACTGGCATTTCTATAAAAAACATACATTATATAGTGTTTGCTGCAGGCGGTAAATCAAAAATTAAAACTCTACAGTCTATTGGTCGTGGATTACGTGTTCACGAAAACAAAGACATATTGACATTGGTCGATATTGTCGATGATTTAATTTATGGTATTAAGCACTACGACAAACGAAAAGAATTTTATGACCTTGAAAAAATCAAAATTACCGAAAAAACAATTACTGAAGCAGTCTGAAGGGCCGTCGACTGTAAAAATAACTAAAATAGCTAAAGCAGATAAGCCTAAGAAGCCATTAAGTGAATCTGCTAAAGCTAAAAAGGTATACTATGTGAGCCCAGCTGAATTTACAGAAGAACTTCGAAAATATTACGCAACTAATGTAATGAGTGATAATCTCGCCATTATGATACGCAATATTGCTTATGGGTTAGCACATGCATCTAACTTTATTAACTATACATTTAAAGAAGAAGCTATTGGAGACTCTCTTATCAATATGTTTAATGCATTAAAAGATAAGAAGTATAACTTCGACAAAGGCTTTAATCCTTTTTCATATTTTAACTCTATTGCCTTTAACTGCTGGCGTTCTCGTATTAAGAAAGAAAAACGTATGAGAGACACACTAGCAGCATATCAAGAAGAAGTATATAGCGCCATTGGACCTCAAGTAGGTATCGATGACCCAGTAAACCCTATTAATAAACATGTTGATTAAAAACTCAGAAGTCGGTATATTTTCAGATCCTCATTATGGTGTACATCGTAACAGCGCAACCTGGCACAAGATTGCTCTAGATCATGCAAAATGGGCTGCTGAACAGTTTAAAAAGAACGGTATACAAGACATAATAATACCAGGAGACATATTTCATGATCGTAATGACATTGCTGTTAATACTCTTCACGTGGTTACTGACATTTTTGATGTATTGCGTGATTTTAATATCATTATTACCGTGGGTAATCACGATGCTTACTACCGGGATAATTCTACTGTTAATTCCGTATCCATTCTTCGTGGTTGGAGTAATATTACTGTTGTTGACACTCTTACCGTCGAAACACTCCAAGGAAGAAAAATAGCATTTTGTCCTTGGGGTCAAGATATTAATGAAGTACTTAAGTGTGATTTAATCATTGGTCATTTTGAAGTTAACAGCTTTAAGATGAACTCGTTTAAAGTATGTACAAATGGGTTAAAATCATCTGATTTAACTGATAGAGCACCTTTAACTATTACTGGTCATTTTCACCACAGAGAAGAGCGCAAATATAAAGACGGTACTATACTTTATGTAGGTTGTCCGTATCAACAGGATTGGGGTGACTTTGGTACAACTAAAGGTTTGTATATATTAGATCTTGCTGATTTGAGTTACAAGTTTATAGAAAATAATGTTTCTCCGTCTTATAGACGATTACAGTATACTGAACTTACTAGCGGCATATATACACCGGAAACGCTTAAAGCTGCTATACAAGGTAATATCGTTAAGTTTATTGTCGATAAACCTGTAGATCCGATCACTTTAGAAACCATAGTACGTAAACTCGTTGCAGTTAAACCTGTAGAGTTCACAATGGAGCATGATGTCACTGAACAAAGTAAAATTAATATTGAAGAAGCTGCTAATAAGGAGTTTAACATAAGTGTAGAGAAGTCTATTGACGAGTTTGTTGAGTTAATGGATGTAAAAAACAAAGAAGCAACTAAACTTTATGTTAACGATCTTTATTCCAGAGCAGTAAAAATGTAATATGAATATTGCCTTACACTCAAATCAATTCGATAACCGCGGTTCTACCCGCGTAACCTATGATTACGGTCTAGCACTAAGAGATATACTTGGTCACAACGTAACATTTGTTACCTCTAGTATGAATGCTAACGAGGGTATTGAAAAAATATCTAAAGAGTTTGAAGTCATTACATACGATTCTAAAGTAGAAGTATCTCTTGCTTCTGTAGTAAAAACTGATATAAGCAGAGTAGTAGATGATAAAAAAATAGACTTCCTATACATGTTTAAATCTGGTACTATAGATCACATTACACCAGATAACTGTAAAACAGGTATACATTGTGTTTTTAACTGTAGTGAGCCTCATGGAAGTGTTTATGCTGCTATATCAGAAAACTTAGCTAAAAAATACAATATAAACAAGTTTGTACCCCATATTATTAATAAGGTAGCACCTAATAAAGATATTAAAGCTGCACTAGGCATACCTAAAGATGCTTTAGTTATTGGTAGACACGGAGGTAATGATTCATTTGATTTAGCATTTGTACATAGAGCAGTAGAAACTATTCTTAAAACAAGAAACGATGTTTACTTCCTATTTTTATCTACTAATGCTTTTATTAAACATGATAGAGCTATGTTTTTTCCGTGGATAACTAATGATGTTGGTATATCTAATTTTATTAATGCATGTGACATTATGATACATGCTCGTCATATGGGAGAGACATTTGGTTTAGCAGTAGGAGAGTTTTCCTCTCATAACAAACCTGTGATGACCTGGAGCGGTAAAATGCCATGGAGTGGAGAAACCAATCTTGGTTACGATACCGCTCATATAGATCATTTAGGAGATAAAGCTATACTTTATCATGATTATAACAGTCTAGTTAACATTATGGAAGGTCTAGATGTGCAGTATTTACGTAGTCAAAACTGGGACATGTTTTCAGAGAAGTTTAGTGCTAACAATGTAATTAACCAATATAAGGATGTATTTTTAACATGAAAATCGGTGTTGGTATTATTACCTGTAACAGAAACAACTACTTAAAAGCTTTAATAACTACACTTCCTATGGACGTGGTAGATGCTTTAGTCGTAGTTAACGACGGTAAGGCTGAAAATCAAATAGAGGTACCAGGTACTTGGTTACAGAATGAAGTCAATCTTGGTGTAGGTAAATCTAAAAACAAAGCAATGAAGTATCTTTATGATGCTGGTTGTAATTATATTTTTATTATTGAAGATGATATGCTTATTAAAGATAAAAATGTATTTATGAAATACATTGAAGCATATCAAGAAACCGGTATACAACATTTTAACTACGGACCTGGTTCACCATTTAACCGTAAACAAAACATAGAGTTTGATCTTCATAATAGACATTTACTCGATCAAAAGAGTCCTGTTAATCCTCGTATTGTTATTGAGTATCCTGGAGAAATTAAGATTGCATTATATACTCATACAGTAGCAATGTTTTCGTTTTTTACAAGAGAAGTACTCGAGAAGGTAGGCTATATTGACGAGCAGTTTTATAATGCTTGGGAACACGTAGACCATACCTATCGTATTGCACTAGCTGGTTACCATCCTCCATTTTGGTGGTTTGCTGATATAGCTGATAGTGAGAAATACCTCGAAGAAGCTCCTGGTGCTATCGATAACTCATCTATTGCAGACAAGAAAGAACAATGGCATAAGAACGTGTACGGTGGTAGAGAGCTTTACAAGACTAAACACGGACACTATCCGAACGAACCTAAAAACTATACTCAAAACGAGGTTTTAAATATACTTAAACAAATAAAATACCGTAAATGAACGAAATCATTACATATGGACAGAACTACAGTCTTAACAAAGGTATAGAAAACTTTGTTAAGTCAGCTGTAAAAACTAACAATACTGTCACTGTTATAGGCTACAATCTTAAGCAAGATGTACTAGATTATCTCAAGAAAAATAACTGTAACTTTGTTGATGCTGATCAAATAGCGAAAAAGTATAATGTGGATATGAAACTATCACCTTATACACTTAAAGTTATTTTCTTTTATCTGTATTGCAGTAAAATTTCTACAGCTGATAATGTGTTTTTGTGTGATTTTACCGATGTTTATTTTAATAAAAACATATTTGATTTCGTTTCAGTAAAACCAATGGTATTTGGGGAAGGTCAGATAATACGTAACTGTCAGACTAATACTACTTGGATAAACTTATGTTATAATCAAGACATATACGGATTGTTACAAAAGTATGAGATTATTAATGGAGGAGCCATACTTGGTTGGAGATCTCAGTGTATAGGTTTATTAAAAGAAATGTGTTTAGATACTTCTATTATATTAGGTAGAATAGGAAACTATGCTAATATAGATCAGGCCATACTTAATAAGGTGGTTCGTTTTGATCAATACAGATACGAAATAGGGTCTAAAACAACTGTACTAAACTTAGCACAAGTTAGCATACAAACTAAATGGAATAAGAGCAATGTACCAGCTGTATTTCATCAATATGACGGGCACCCAGATGTAGAAAGTTTTATTAATGAGCAAAGTTGATGTAATCATTTTATCTCTTGTTAACGATGACAAGAGCTTTGAAGTAACTAAAAGATGTATTGATTCTTATATTAATACAGCTGATGAACTCATTAACAATATATTTGTTATTGAAACTAATAAAACCTTTAATAGAGATTATAATCAACCTAAAGTAGAGGTAATAATACCCCCTTACGAGTTTAACTATAACCAGTTTTTTAATATAGGTTTAAGCCGTTGTAAATCAGATTATATAATAGGCCCTAATAACGATTTAATAATACAAGAAAACTGTATACAAAACATCGTAAAAGAGTTTGAAACCAACTCTACTATCAGTTCTATTAGCCCTATTGATAGAAATTGGCATCGTCATACTAAACAGTATTTTCCTGATGATAATAAACTTTATTATGGGTATGAAACATCTTTACACTTGTTTGGTTGTATATTTGCAGCAAGACGCGGAGTATTTGAAGTTATAGGTTATCTTGATGAACGTTTCTTTTTCTTTTATCAAGATAATGATTACTCAATGTGTTTAGAAAGAAACAAACTGTTACATGGTGTATTAACCAGTGCTAGAGTTAAACATAAAGTAGGTGGTACATCTGCTAAAGGCTCTTCTAGAACAGATTATACCCCAGAGAACATGAACAAACAGGGTAATATTTTAGCAGATAAATGGAATAACGAGCCGTTCAAATCAGGTGGATTTAAACAGTTCAAACCGTATATACTTTAAATGAACATTTCGTTTTTATATCCTAGAACCCCTCAAGATGTTTGGAATACTTCAATAGCCATACAAAATGCTTTTGACAAACTAGGACACACTACAAAATGTTACTCTTCAATGACTGTTGAAGATCAATACTCGGAAGACGGGTTAAAAGCATTACTAACAGACGCAAACAATGGTACATTTGTACCAGATGTTATTATTAACTTTGATTATGGACGCTTTCAAAGCCCGTTACTTAAAAAGAGCTCATTCCCATCTGCAATATGGGTATTAGAGTCTGGAGATGACCCTCAAAGCTTTAATAACAACTATATTAAAGCTAAAGCTGGTAACTTTGATATTATTTTATCTCCAGATATTAGATGTTGTGCTACATACAACTCCCAAGGCTATAATGCTATGTGGTTTCCGCACTTTGCAGATACTGATATGTATCCTGAAAGAGTGTATAGCATTGAACCTGATTTAGATGCTGTATGTACTAGAGATGTTTCTGACAAGTTTTTTCAAAGTGTAAGAGCCCGATTAGGTAAACGTTTTGATACTCGTAGCGGGTTGCATGCTTTAGAACATTCATCATATCTTAGAAGAGGTAAAATAGTATTACAAAACAGTCAATATAAAGAGGTTACACGACGTATATTTGAAGGCATGCTAGCTAATAGAATGGTCATTGCTGATAGACCTGAACCAGGTACTCGTATTGATTTAATATTTGAAGAAGGTAAAGAGATTGTTTATTTTGATTCTTTAGATGATTGTATCAATAAAGTTAACTACTATACTGAACACAAAGATGAAAGACTTAAGATAGCGCAAGCTGGGTTTGATAAAGTATCAAAGTATCATACTGCTATGTCTAGAGTTAAGTCATTATTAAAACATTTATGAAAATACTTTATTTAACAAAAGGCGATCACGTAGACTATCAAAACGATGCGTTGTTGATAGGCTTGAAACAGTTATACGGTGCAGATGTAGTAGACTATAATAAACAAGCCCATAACTACGACACTTATGATGCTGAAAAGGCTAGTAAACTTTATGGTATGGGTATGACAGTAACCCGTGTGTTGCCAGATTTAGAAGTTGATCGTACTGATATTACTTCTAAGATAAAAAACAAACACTACGATCTTATTGTGTATGGTTCTATTTGGAGATGTAATGATTATATCGATGATATATTAAAATATTACCCGTTTGATAAAGTTGTAGCAGTAGACGGTGAAGATGAAACAAATATACACCCGGTTTATAATCGCGGTATAATGTATTTTAAGAGAGAACTTGTTTATCAAAAAGACCGTTTGTTTCCTATTACTTTTGCTATACCAGATTCTAAAGTTAACTTCAACACGAATAAAACACGTAATGGGGCATTTATTACTCCTTTAGATAAGAGTACATACATATACAAAAACGAAAAAGATTATTATAATGATTATAATCAATCGAGATTTGGAGTAACAGTTAAAAAAGCTGGTTGGGACTGTTTAAGACATTACGAAATACTTGGTAACGGATGTATTCCTGTGTTTTATAATATAGAAAACTGCCCTTCATTAACCATGGCAACGTTTCCTAAAAAGGAATGTCAAGAGGTAATGAGCTTGCTTCAGAAGAAAACAGATCCAGTTAAAGTGTATGAACAGTACATTGAAACTTTCAGGAAAGCACTTTACGAAAACTGTACAACAAGTGCGGTTGCAAAATATTTTCTAAACACGTTGAAAAAGAATAGCTAGAGATTATAATGATCTCTAATGCAGTACGTATTTTTTAAGTCTTTAAAGATAACTAACTTTTTATCTGTTGGTAAACGCCCGGTTACTGTAGATTTTAAGCCAGGCTTAAACATTATTACTGGCCGCAATCTAGACAAGGCAGATCGTGCTAACGGTGTAGGTAAATCTACTATTGCAGATGCTATTCATTTTGCTCTATACGGCTCTACTATTAGAGAGCTTAAAAAAGAGAATATTGTCAATAATCTCTATCCAGAAGATGTTTGTGAAGTAGAGATCGAGTTTACTACAGATGTTAATCATGTTAAGACAGAATATAAAATAGTAAGAACACTTAATCCTACCAAATGTTTTCTCTTCGTAAACGGAGAAGATAAAACCCGTTCAGGTGTACCACAAACAACTGAATATATTATTGATATTATTGACACTTCACCAGAAGTATTTCAGAATAGTGTAGTAATGACCATAAACAATACAGTTCCGTTTATGGCTCAGAAAAAGATCGAGAAACGTAAGTTTATTGAGGGTATACTTGGTTTAGAAGTGTTTAGCAATATGTTAAGTATTGCTCGTTTTGACTTTAATGAAGTAAAACGTTTATTAGATGTTGAACACGCTAAGGTAGACGAAAATGATAGAGCTTTACAAGATAGTATTAAACAAAAACAAGTTTATGAAGAGAGTAAGTTAAAACGTAAAGAAGTACTACTTACTCGTCAGCGTAACAATCAGCAAGAGATTGCGCTTATTAACGAAAAGATCGGTAAGCTCGAATCAGTCGATACTGAAGCTGAGAAAAAGATATTAGATAATATGGCAGCCCTTAAAACTGCTGAAACTTTATGCGATCGTAAAATAGCTGCGGTTAATAAGCTTATTACTGAAGCAGAAACCCATATTAAGCTTAATAATGACCGTATTAAAAAACTTAAAAAAGTAGATAGTAAATGTCCACATTGCGGTAAAGATCTCGCTGAAGCAACTAATACTCAATACGAAAAAGATAAAGCAGAGTGTCATGCAGAAATACAAAAATATACAGAGATTGTTAATACTCAAAAACCACTTTTAGTAGAAGCACAAAGTCAGTTAAATAAAGTTGAGACTCATATTACTAATGCACAGAAAAAGATAAACGATTTTAATATTCGTAAAAAAGAAGTAGAAAACATTAATAATCGTTTAAATCAACTCAATGTATGGCAATCTCAACTTGTAGTAGATATTGATGCTCTTAATAACGAGGATAATGTATATACAGACAATATTAAAAAGATTGAAGACCGTATATCTGAAGTAAAAGCTAAAGTAGATGAACTACAGATTAAGATCGATATTATTGAATCAGCTAAGTTTATTACTTCTGAAGAAGGTGTAAAATCGTTTATTGTTAAAAAGATATTAGAGGTACTCAATCTTAGACTTGCTTACTATCTTAAGAAGCTTGAAAGTAACAGTACAGTTAAGTTTAATGAGTTCTTTGAAGAAACTATCACTAATGAACGTGGTGCAGTATGTAGTTATTTTAACTTCTCTGGAGCTGAACGTAAAGCTATCGATCTTGCAATGATATTTGCGTTTCAAGATATCCGTAGAGCACAAGCTAATGTATGGTTAAATATATCTGTATTTGATGAACTACTTGATTCGTCTTTAGACGAAAAAGGTATTGAACTAGTATTGGATATAATACGGGATAGAGTGGAAAAGTACCAAGAGGCAGTGTATATAATATCACACCGCAAGGAAAGTATGAAGTACTGTACAAGTGGTGAAATCATATTCCTAGAAAAGAAAAACGGCATAACAGTAAGATCAAACAACTTTAATAATGAATAACTCATTCGTAATCGGTGCACCAGCATTACCATTAGGAGCTCCTACTTTAGGGGTAACTACACCTAACTCTCAACCAGTACTTCCAAGCGTACCACCTACAAAGATGGCAATGAGCTTTGCTGCTGACCATGGTGGATGCGGTTTTTGGCGTATGCACTGGCCAGAATCTATAATCAACTCTTCAGGTAAAGGAGTTGTACAGAACTCTACGATGATGATACTTGACCCAAGACAGTATCAAAATATACAATCAGTTAAGATACAACGTCAAGTCACTGAACCACAACTTCAGTTTGCTAAGTTCTTAAGACATACTTCTGATAATGGAAGCAAGTTTAAACTGTATTATGAAATCGATGACGTTATTTTCCCAGAAGATATTCCATTATACAACAAGTCTAGAGAAGCATTTGTTAACCCTATTATTGGTAAAACAGCAATAGAGATTATTAAGCTCTGTGATGCTATTACTTGCCCTACCAAGTACATGGCAGATTATTATACAGAAAAGACTGGTGTACCCGCTATTGTAGTACCTAACTACCTACCTAAGTTTTGGATGGATCGTTTTTACAGTAAACAAAGAGTGGCGGAGAACTTTGATCGCAACAAGAAACGTCCTCGTATCGGTTATGTTGGTAGTCCAACCCACCTTAATGTACAGCGCTTGCCTGGAGTGGTAGATGATATTGAACCATTTACTGATATTATTCGTAAGACTTACAAAGATTACAAGTGGGTGTTTTTTGGAGCCGCTCCTTTCGGTGTGCAAGATTTAATTGCAGCTGGTGAAGTTGAATATGTACCTTGGAAGAGCTTGTATGAGTATAGTTATACGTTTGATTCGTTAAACTTAAACTTAGCATTTGCACCTTTACAAAATAACAGGTTTAACTATGCAAAAGCACCCATTAAGTATCTTGAAGCAGGTGCATTAGGTATTCCATGTTTATGCCAAGATGCTCCACCATACAATACAGATCCTGTAGCACCTCTACGGTTTAATACTCCTGATGAAATGATGGATCTAGCTAAGAAGCTACTAAAAGATCGTAGAATGTACTTAAATGAGTCGGATGATGCTCGTAAGGTTGCAACCAAGTATTGGTTAGAAGATCACATTGATGAGCATATGAAAGTTTACTTTCCTTCTTGATTAGTTTGTAAAATGGTACATAATATGTTTTGTGTATCGTAACGTATATTATAACTCAAGAGAATCTTCTGCATACCTATTTACCTGGGACAAAAACGGTAAACGGGTTGTTAAGAAAGAACTGTATAGTCCTTACTTTTATGTAGAGACTAATCAGGACAATCACGATGCTATATCTATTTTTAACACTAAGTTAAAGAAGAAGGTATTTAAGAACTCGTATGAACGTAATAAGTCTGCACAAGATGGTGCTATTAAACGTTTATATCACAATATTCAGGTAGAGCAACAGTTTCTTATCGAAAAGTATAAAGATGACTACGAAAAACCTGAGTTTTCTGCTAACCCGTTAAAGGTTTGCTTTCTTGATATCGAAGTTTACTCGCCAGATGAGTTTCCTGAAGCTAAGGATGCAAAGCACCCTATTAACCTTATAACCATATATGACAACTTATCTGATACGTTTTATACTTGGGGTGAAAAACCTTATACACCAACACGCGACAATGTTGTATATACAGAGTGTCGTAGTGAGGTGGATTTGCTTAATAAGTTTCTAGAGTTCTGGGAAAACGATTATTACCCAGATATTCTTAGCGGGTGGAACACGGACTTTTTCGACTTTCCTTATACTATTAATCGTATCAATAACTTATTAGGTGAAGATGCTGCAAAGCGTTTATCTCCATTAAAAAGTCTTTGGTGTCGTAAAGGTATCTTTGTTAAAGGTCAAGAGCTAGATCGTTGGTACATTCACGGTATATCAGCTATGGACTACATGGAAGTGTATAAAGGCTTTGCACGTGGTTTATTAGAGTCATATGCACTAAACTTTGTAGCACAACATGAACTAGGTGAAGGTAAACTAGCTATTAACGCTACTAACCTAGCCGCTTTAGCCGGTAGCGATTGGAAAAACTTTGTAGACTATAATATTCAAGACGTTGATCTGTTAGTACGAATGGAAAAGAAACTACAGTTTTTTAAGATCATACGTATGTTAGCTTACAAAGGTTTAACTAGCTTTGAAGCTGCTTTAGGTAAAGTTCAAATTGTTACCGGTTGTGTTGCTTTAGAAGCATACAAGCACGGTTTGGTTATACCAACGTTTGTGTCTGGTCCTACTAGAGATGAAATCGAAGGTGGGTACGTTAGAGATCCTGAACGCGGTTTAAAGACTGCTATTGTGAGTTATGACGCTAACTCTCTATACCCTAACACCATTATTACTCTCAATATATCACCAGAAACTAAAATAGGCAAAATCGTACGCAAGACAGATACAGAAGCAACGTTATTATTAGCTAGTGGTGCAGAAAAGACGGTACCACTCGATAAACTTGAAAAGTTTATGGAGATAGAAAAGTTAGCTATATCTAAAGCTAATGTTTTATATACTCAAAAGAAAAAAGGCGTTGTGCCTTCATTGATTGATGGTCTTTATAGTGAACGTGTAAGAAATAAGAACCAATACATTGAATACAAAAAACAACTAAGTAATTTACCCCCAGATACAGATGAGTACAAAACGTGTAAGTTTAATATGGAACGAGCTGACACCATCCAGCACGTTATTAAAATTCTTCTTAATTCTATTTATGGTGTTTTTGCTAATAAGTTTAGCCCTATTTGCGATAGTGATCACGCCGGTAGTATTACTCTTACTGGTCAGTCAGTGGTTAAGCAGGCGGGT